CAAAGACTGCAACTTGAGACTTTGTTAAAGGCTCTATCTCTTTTAAATAAAAGTTCAGCGCTGATAGAGCATCTCTTTTTTGATTCCTTCTTCCCATTAAATTTTCCTCCTGCTATCTTCTAGCTTATCTTCTGATAAACTATATAATAGCCACGGGCGAGAGTTTAAGTGTAAAACTTGAGCCCAGTCCATAGCTAATGGAGGTTCTTTTACTATAAAAGCGAAGTTTACTCCTTTTAGCCAAATTCTTGAATGAGTATTTTGTAAGTCTTTTCTTACAATTTTTATTGATTTTATTTTCTGAAACTTTGTCTTTTCGTATGAGAATATAACTCCGTTATTGTCTATCAACACTGTAGTTTTATTTTTTACAATGTCTAGAAACTCTTCATATACGACGATCAGTCTTCTCTTTTTATGTGGTGTTTGTAGTCTTCTTTTTCCAAGAGTATCTCCAGGCTGGTTTCTATCATCTACTACTAGGTCATTGACAAGTAGCAAGCCATCTCGAAGATAGAAATCCTCAGTGCCTAGAGAATACACAGGAAACTTTATAGACCGAAGTATCTGTTTATAGGTTAACGATATTACCATACTTTTTACTGAACTTACCCATTGAGTAATCTTCTCCAATCTCAAAGTCACAACCTACAGGAGCACCAGATATATAAATACCTCGGTCTCTTTGTATTTCGGTTTGTAATATCGAACAATATTCTTCTACTTCATCGTTCGGGACTTCTGCAAGCACGGAATCGTGAACCAATGCGAAGATTTTACTCTTCATCTTTTTCTGGTTTAATATTCCATGTGCTTCTATAGCCCCGATTAAGTTTATGTCGGAAGCAGCAGATTGAACTAGGAAGTTAAGCCCGGATCTAACGGCATGTCCTTGAACTCCTTTATTGTCTGACCTAACGTCTGGCAATCTTCTCTTTCTACCGAAATGAGAATAGATACTGCCATTCTTTAAGATAAGAGCCTTTTGGGCTTCAATCCACTCTTCTAACTTCCAGAAAGCACCAAAGTATTCTTTGATGATTTGTCTAGCCTGGACAACTGAAAGCTTGCCTCCATCTTTAGTAACCTGCTCACTGATTTTATTTGCACCGGCTCCGTACATAATACCAAAGGTTACTGCTTTTGCTGCTTGACGATAGGTCGTATACTTCTCTGCCACATCTTCGACTTCACAGTCTAGTTTAAATACTTTGTGTGCAATCGTAGAGTGAAAGTTTCCTCCAGAACGAAACACGTCCTGAAGCTCCAAGTCATCTGCCAATACGGCAGCGACATATACTTCGGCAGTTGTTAAATCCATTGCAACAATCTGATGGCCTTCGGGAGCACGAATACACCCTTTCACAATCGGATTATCTCTCGGAAGTTGCTGCATATTCAATTTACCACTAGAAGATAGTCTTCCTGAGGTGGTTCCATGAATATTGAAGTTGGTCCGTAAGTGACCGTCCCTATCAAGCTGTGGAATAATCTTATCGAGATAAGTATTCTTAATCTTAGTTTTCTTACGAACATCTAAAATTAACTGTGGAATCTCGTGTTGAAGAGCGAGCTTCTCTAATACTTCGGCATTAGTTGAGTTTTCTCCCTTCTCCGTCTTAATTCCAGTAGGCTCTAGCCCAACATAGTCGAACAATAACTTACGTAATTGTAGAACACTATTTGGATTAAAGTCTTTACCTTCTGCTGCTTGGAAAGCGGCCACACCAGGATGGCTTTGCAATTTACCAACAGCATCAGTAATTTCTTCTAGCATAAGATCTTGACTCGCTATGAGCCTTTCCTTATCAAAAGGAACTCCGTTATCTTGAACAGCCATAAGGAACCTACAAGCGGGCAACAAGATAGTCTTGTATACACGCATCAAGTTAGGATTACCTTTCTTTAGTGCTCTCTCAAACTTTTCAAAGATTGTGAAAGTAGCACAGGCATCGATAGCAGCATAAGTCTGCATAACTTCAAAAGGAATCCACTCCCATTTGAAATCATCTTTTAGCACACCATTCTGCTTACGATACTCGTCCATCCAAGTATACATAGGTTTTTCATAATCGCCGTAGTCTGTATACTTCATAGCGAGCATCTTCAGGCCGTGAGTGCCTGGGTTCTCGTCAAGCATATAATGCATAAGCATCGTATCTTCAAACTGTGAAATCTTCACGTTGAAGTGATACTCGAACATCGGAATATCGAACTTAGCGTTATGGAATACCATTCGCTTCTTGTCGAATAACTCCTGAAGTTTCTCTTCTACAGACTCATCAATAGTATCGGCATTAATATAAGCACCTGAATCAGGTTGATAGCATAAGCTAATACCAAGAATATACCCATTCCGAGGATACAGACCAGTAGTCTCTGAGTCGATTCCGATAAAGTCGTAGGGCGAGTCAATACATCTTTGAATGTAATCCAAAGTCCCTTCAGTTGTTGTAATACCGACAAATTTTTCGTCATTTATTTCGGCCTTCTTCTTGTCGCCAGAAATATACCCGATGATATTGTTTCTAGCATCTTCCCAAGTCTTCTTAGCCTCTGGCTTAAAAGATAGCATTGCAGGATTAATAGTAGGAAGAAATTTATCGTCTACTATAGTTCCAGCATATTGCATAACTTGAGTTACTTTCGTATAATATTTTAGTGGTTCTGAGCCAATTAGAATTATCCATTCATAGGCATCAGGATTAAACTCCAGATCTACGTCCTTCATTAAAACTTTGGATAGCGTAGGGTCTGAAGCAAGAGAGAATCGGTCAAATTCAAACTCATTCTCGAATAAGCGAACGTAATCGTTTCTACTTGGTTTTGATTCAATCAAGGCTATACTAGCCATATAGTTTTCTCCGCAGTCCAGTTACTTGGTTTTGTCCGAGTGAGCCTGGGTCTCCAGACTTTAAACTAATCACTCGAACGGGAAAGTCTCTCGCTAATTTCTTTACGTGTTCTGCTGCTTGAACTCCTGCTTGGTCAGCATCGAAAATCAAGTCAAGGCCCGTAACGCCTGAAATCTTTAAATAATTAAACTTTGTTTCGTTAAAATTCTTAACACCGAAACAACATATTGCATTCTCTAGTCCTTTGTCGTGAAGGTTTATCATATCAAAGATACCTTCTACGAGAATAACACGCCCCTGTAGTGGGCGAACTTGTGGAAACAGAGGTAGCTTTACCCCGCTAGGGTAGAACATATACTTATTGTCTAAGGTTCCTGTTTCATCACGACCTTGGAAAGCGACTATTCTTCCACTGGCGTCCTTAATAGGAAAGTTAATCCTCCCTATAAACTGCTTATCGTGATGGCGAAACGCTTCAAATCTTCTATAAGTTTCTGGTTTTATATCTCTCCAGTTCCCGATATAGGACATAAATCCTTCGGGCATAGAGAGACCTACACCAGCAGCTCGTAAGTTATTGATAAGTCTTTTTAGTTTTTCCCTACGCATTTCTGTTTCACTATAATCTACATTATAGTGGCGGAATAAACTACCTTTGTAACCGCAAGAGAAACAATTGAACACCCCAAGAACTTTGTCAATCCTCATACTAGGATTGCCATCGTCGTGTTCTGGATTGAGGCAGCGAATTAAAACATCTCTGCCAGAGAGTTTGTAATAAATACCCCTCTCTTCAAGTAGTTCAATTACTGCACTCATAGTTCGTATACCTCTTCATCGGGACCGTCTTTGTCTTTAATATAACCCGTCTCAGGGCCAATAGCTAAAGACGCCCAGTCCATAGTAGAAGTAAAACTTACTTCATCAGAGTTTCTCATTTTTGCACAATTAAAGCTAATGATATTATCTTCTTTAGCATGTGCGTCAAGAGTAAAGGCTGCATCCGCAGCATCTAATATACCCTTAGCAAATCGAGCTTCGCCGGAAGCATCAATCTGATAAGGAGACACCATAATAAAACCATAGTCTTGTGCATAAGTTTTCAACGCCTTACTTACTTCTATCTGTTCTGTCCAGTCATACTGACCCATACGCCCATTGGAAACCATAGAACGCTTTACTTGGTTGATATAGTCAACGATTACAACTCGTGGCTGTAGTCTTGCTATCTTCTTATCTAGCTCTGTACGAATATTTGCTAGAGTAAGAGACGGGGAGTATACAACATCAATCTGCTTCTCTCGCAAAGGCTTCGCTGTCAGCTCATTGTGATAAACATCAAAGTCACGATGTGAAAGATAGCGAGAAAGTGCTCTCTCGCCGTCTTCAAATCGTTGAGACCACCAACGAGCAACCTGTTCCCACTCACCTATAGATAGGTTACGGTTACGTATTGCAGCCGCAGGAACTCCAGTAGATATACTACATATCCTCTGCATAGTTGCTCGTGATGACATTTCTATCGTAAAATACATTACGGAATGACCGGCTTCATAAGTGCTAGAAGCAATATTAGCGCAAGCAATAGACTTACCAGCACCGCGCTTACCACCAATAAGTACAAGATCGGACGGGCCAAAGGTTTGAATACGGTCGAAATCGTGATTCAATCCTAAAGGAACATTCTTCTCCAACTCTTCAATCGGATCAAACAGTTCCATTTTTCTCATGTTTGTACTTGTATCTTTGAGGTCAACTTTTTCCTCTACGGATAATACGATATTCTGTAGGCTCTCAATATTTTCCTGTGCGGATTCCATTGCAATCGAGTCAGCAAGATAGGTTTCTAACTGATTCATGATTTCAATTTGAGTGTATTCATTCTTGAGATACTCTAGTAGAGTAGCACCGTCTATGTCTACTTCATCTACTTTCTCCAAGGCGAAGAAACGGTCACGAAGGGTCGCGTCTCTTACGGAAAGTCGTAAGTCATCAAAAGTAGGAATGATACTATGAGTTTCTACATACTTATTTATGTAAGACCATATAGAGGCAAACTCAGCCGGAAAATAGTGCTTTTGGCAGTTCGACCAAGTTTCTATATCGCTTTGCGCGATAATAGTCTTGAAAAGAACGCTTGCCAGGTTCACTATGAATCATCTCCGTAATAAGTATTAAGCAATAAAAAGCCAGAGTGGGGCACTACACCCCACCCCAGCAGGGGGAACTAGGGGATTAGCCTGCAGCTTTAGCTGCTTTAGCTGCACCATCATAGTTAGAAGCAGTAAGGCCACGTCGAGTCAACATAGTCTTTACACCTCGGGCAGTTTTGCCAATTTGCTCTGCGATTTCTTCGACAGACAAAGAAGCTACGTCTACGCCTTCGAGAGGATCAGCTTTAGCCGCAGCTTTGCTTTCCTTCTGTGCTGGAATAGCAGCAATAGAGCCTTGACGTAACAAAGACAAAGCTTTACCACGAATTTGATTAACGGTTCGGCCAAGAGCCTCTGCGATATCTTCGAGGTATGCGCCGTTAGAGGCGTGCTTAACAAACTCTGCTTCTTCAGCATCGCTAAAGGTACGAACACTTTCTACTTTAGGAGTAGGTTTGACGTGCTCGGTCAATTGCATAGACAGCAATTTGCCTTGGATTTGCTTAGAAGAAAACTCGCCGCCTTCAAAAGCTTCAGCGATTTGACCATAAGTATACTGGCCAGAGTTATCAGTTACGAAGCTACTAAGAGTAGTTTCTTGTGCATCGGAGAACGCACGAGTAGTTACAGAAGCAGAAGATTCTACTTCGTGACCCATTTTACGCAGCTTAGAAGCTACAGAACGGGGTGATGTTTCGAGCTGGTCAGCAGCTTCGACAACAGTTGCGTAAGTTACTGGGGATTCAGAACCTACGAAATTGGTAAGAGCGGAAGTTCGCTCGTCAGTCCACTTTGGAATTGCCATAAAATTAATTTCCTAATAATTGGTTAAGGTTAGTTGTGATAGAGACCCCACTATCTCTAGCTTTCTTGGTTTTTGAAGATTCTAGTCCACTCTCATTCACTAGGATTGTTACTTCTCTTGTTAAGGAGGATTTCACAATATATCCCTTGCTAATGAGAACTTTCTCTGCTTCTGCTTTAGTTTTAAAGGATGTCAGTTTTCCACTAATGCAGACAACACCCTTGGGCTCAATAACAGAAACAACTTCATTTGACTCAAATGAAAAAGGTAGCCACTTGTACTCGCGGAGAAACATGGTATTGTACCAGGTTAGCAAATTATTGCTCGCCTTAGGGCCAAGCCCCGCCTTAGTACAAGCCTCCTCGTTCAGGTCATAAATACTACTTACTACAGAACATAACTTTGATGCTGCCGATTTGCCTATCAGTGGAATAGAAAAAGCGGGTAGGATTTCAGAAAGACTAACTTTCTTGGAATCTTGAATCTCTTCAAAGAGTTTTGCTGCAAGTTTTTCAGAATTAAGAGCCTCTACCATCTCACCCAAACTCAGTTCATAGATTTGAGGTATTGAAGTTATTCTGAGTTTCTGAATAGATGATGGCCCTAGTCCCTTAATTTTCAAAGTAGAGGAAAAGTGTTCGATTAACTTATAAGTCTTAGACTCACAAGAAGTATTATAGCAGAACAACTGATCGTTTTCCCACACCAAAGGTGAAGAACAACTCGGGCAGTGTGTTGGTGCTACAATTTCTCTCAAAAGACTTTCTCCTACATTTGAATAGATATTATACGGGGTTTGAGTTGAAAAGTCAAGAATTATTTTTTCGGAATAGCTAAAATAATCTCCTTCTTTATTTCGAAACACTCTGTATATCCACCGAACTTTTGTTGGGGTATATACTTGAATTGTTTGTATTCTTCGTGTAATGCTTGTTCTAGCGTCCACACATTAAAAAGTGAGTCGTGGTAAGTTCTCTGTATACGAATCTCGTAGCCATTGAACCCACGACTCCTTTTCAAAACATCTTTCCAATTTCTTCCTGAAGCGATGCCTATCTTGAGACATTCTCGTTTCATAGTACGTTTATTAACTAATACTACGCAGTAGAGTACCCCTTCGCGGGTAGCTTCTTCAGGATTGTTCTGAAAATAAGTGAGGTTATAAACTCCACTCATCTAATAACTTTGGGGAAAGGAATAATATTATCAGTAGGTTTATCTTCCACAGACTCTGACGACTCTGATACATAGATAATACCATCTTCTGCTTCTTCCATTCGATTTTCGAATTCTGGGTCAAGATATGCTTCTAGAGCAACAATCCATCCTTCCAGAATCTTGTCACGAGTTTCTTTTTTGATAGCAAAGAAGTAATCATATAAGCCTGCGGCTGATACATAATGACTTCCGTTGTCTTTTAAACCAATCCACCCAAAGATGTTTTCGTCTTCCAAACTATCATCAAACATTCACTTCTCCTTCAATGCGTCTCACGACTCTTGGTATAATTTCACCGGATCGAATTACTTCGACGTTACAACCTATTTCAAGGTTAAGCTCGTTAATATACCGCATATTATGTAATGTGGCACGACCAACAGTAGCTTCTCCAATGAGCACAGGCTCTAGGATAGCAACAGGGGAAACCACACCGGATTTACCCACTTGCCAGATCACATCAAGTAGTCGCGTAACGACACCTGGAGGTCTTTCTTTCAAAGCAAAGGCACCACGAGGATGGTGAGCGGTGTAACCCATCTCTTCATATTTCGCATTGTTATCAACACGGAACACTAGACCATCCTGCGGGTATCCTGCCCAGTTAGAAGCAAGAACAGTGTCGAAATTGTCCGAAGAGAGATTCGACATGTCTTCCGTCCACAACTTTTCCACACGAGGCTGAATATCATAAGCTACGAATCGAACTTCTCTAGTGAGAAACTCTTCTTCGGACTTGAGATTTAGCGCACCAGAAGCATAGTTTCTAGCGTTAGGAATAGTCTCGGGGGCAACAACTTCTCCTGTAATCTGAACAACACCCTTGCGAGTAATGCTAGTAGGAACAAGATGTTTAACTTTATTCATAATATTTCTGCCCTTCTTACCATTACCCCGAGTAAGAGCCAGCACTAATTCACCATCGTAGTAGCCCAGCGAAACCGCTGCTCCATCTAACTTGGGTGTGATTACTGTTGCTCCAGTAGCGTGGTCGTAAGGAGGATGTTCTTCACCTACAAATGCTTTCTGTAAACTGTACATAGGGTACAAGTGATCGAACTCGAAGAATTCGTCAGAATATCCTACATCAGTATAGTTAGCATCAGCGGCAAGAACATCAAACTCAGCATCAGAAATTATGGGGTTGCCCTCATAATAAGCCTTGGCTGCTTTGGCAAGAAACATATTAGTCATAAATACCTTTGATTTAAAAAGAACATTATGAGGCCATTTCGTTAAAATGTCAAGAACTATTTTTGATATAGGTCTCGAATAGTTTCTCCGAAATGTTCCTCCAATACTTGTTTACTCTCGGCTAAAGATAGTATCTCCGCCATAGCAATAAACAATTCTTTTGAGGTTTCAACTTCAAGAGGAATAGAGAGACCCTTATTAGAGGGCTTCCATTCTTCTTCAAAGTCAAGATAGTATTCCCGAAAATGAAGATATTCTTCTTCTCGGAACTCGTTCACCGTTAGTCGAACCTGTCTATAAGGTTCTGATACGATAATTTTTGAGTATGCTTCCATCATTCATTCCTTAACACGTTGGATAAGGGAACTACTGATGTAACATTATCAGCTTTCATAAGGCGAAAGGAATCCGTGTCCCAACAAAACATTAGGACAGTATCATCATCTTCTTTCGCTCTATTCTTTTTATCTTGAATGTAAGGTGTACTGAAGTCGATTGTACATACATTGTACTTTGTCTTACGAGAGTTGGGACTCCTGTAAGTTATAATCGCATCTCCAGCACTGTTTACTTTCTTCTTTAGCTCGTCTTTTTTCACTAATTAGCTCCAGTATTACATTGAGCAAAACCTCTTTTGTCTTTGTAATTTTTGGACTATTAGTGGTTGCCTCACGAGGGTGAATACGCGACTAAGCATACTCAACCCTCGTGGGGACTTTTAAGACGCTACTTTATTCATAGCATCGGCAAAGTATTGTGCGGCTTTACCAGTCAGTTTTGAAACGATGTCATCATCAATTTCAACACCAGCGTCGGTAAGAGCTGCTGTGAGTGCTTCCTGTGCGGCAGCTTTGCTGATTCGAGTTCCGCCAGTTGAAGCAGCTTTAGCACCGCCACTAGAAGCAGCAGGAGTTTTCTTGACGTATACTCCAGCTTTGGTTAGAATCATTCGCACACCGTTAGGGCTCTCACCCATATCTTCTGCGATAGCTTTTACAATCTCCATAGAGTTCTCTGGAGTTGGTTCTTCACTTGTATAGGCATCAATTGCCTGTTGCTTGGATTCGTCAGTCCACGCCATTTTCTTTCTCCTGTTTGGTTTAAAAGGTAGACCAGCAGCATTGCCAGTCTCTTCAAGTTGTCGCATGTAAAAATTATATCCCATACTTTCCTCAATTTCAAAAACATATTATACTAGCTTTCGTCATTTGAGTCAAGATATAATTCGGTGATATAACTAATTAAACTTTCGTAATAAACATCGCTTCTAAAGATAAAAACAATGAAAAATGCGGGAGCACCTACTAGCACTATAGGTATTGTGGTTCCATAATAAATGAGACCTCCCGTAAAGTTCCATCTGAAACCTACTTCTCGAAATGCTTTTACATTGAGGTAGATTATACAGATGGCAGTTGTTAAACAAAATATGGCATAATAACTAAACCCTAGCAGTATTGATTCCATAAGTTTTCAAATGCTCCAATTTACCGAGGTCATACGCGGGAACAAAAGCATTATAGCCTCCGCCAATATTGTCCTCATTACTAAGCTCTCTTATCCATACACGATAACAGGGTCCGTAGCCTTGTTCGTGTTTGGCATCAAGAGTTGCCATTACTTCACACGAAGTGTGGTACTTGGCTGACCAAGCAACCTCTCCAACAGCAAAGCTATCGGAGACACACTCATCGGGCAAGTATTCCATCTCATATCGTTCATCACCAGCGACCCTTCCAGGTACTCCAAGTTTCTCAACGATAGTTTTGACAAAAGCAACAGAGCGAAATATTCTTCTAGCAATATCGGTAAAGCTTTCTCCTGTAAGGTAAGACTCTACGATTTCTGCAATTTCAGCATTGTCAGCGGGTCTGCCACGCTTCTGTGCTTTTCTGGTTTTTCTATACTCTTGGTCGCTTTCATAATCCTCAATAACTTTAGAAAGGCGAGTGGTATTATAGCTAATATTAAGAATACTACACGCTTCTTTTTTTGTAATCGGCTTTTCCGCTGACAAAAGTCGTATAACCTTTTTAATGTTTGCATCAGTTAGATTTTCTCCTTCTTGCTTTTTAATACCTCTTCTCATGCTACCCTCGTAATTCGTTGTTGATAATCTGCAAAATCTTCATCCCACCAGTAAGGCTTATCTCTATACTTCCAGCTTGCAAAAGTAGCTTTGTCAAGATGGTAGTAGCGTCGATAAGATTCTACTGGGTCGTCATAATCTTTTAGTTCGTCTGGCATAGCCAACCCGAAAGTAGTAAAACCCACACGCTCCATTCTTTGAGGTTCTGGTAGGTTATTTACTACTTGGGCTATAGACTTATGATCTTTTCCGTAACGGTAACGATACTCTTCGTTAAGAGCATTACCATAGCAGTGAGTCCACTCATGATTGTCGAGAGAGGAGCGAGCCCATATCGTACAAGGATGGTTGTACATCATTGGTAAATAGGGCGTCAAAGGTCTTTCCTCTGGTGGAAGATGTTTGATTTCTGCCTTGAGACCGTTAAGATAGTCACGTTCGTGTTTATCAAGTGCGCGAGGCACAAAGCCAAGGTACTCGTCAATCCAGACTGAGGTACACAATATCTGAGCTACTTCTAAAGGCATTTTAACAATGTGTTTGTCGACATGAAACTCGGCACAACGGTCGAGGTCGTCGTCAAGATAAAATAAATTCATAACACACTCTTTTCACAATTTCCATTATTATAACAGCAGAAGAAAAAAATGTCAAGATTTATTTTTGCCCTCAACTACCAATGACGCAGTGTATTAGCAATTATGAAGAAGCAGGTAATAAAGTTTACTAGAACGAGAATGCTACGAAATATCATAACGTGATTGTCGTAGCCCTCTGTTTTGTCGTCGCTAAAAGAACCGATTGCAAACTTCCAGATTGTTATTAGCTTATGCATAATCCTGCCGCTTCATTTTAGTAAGACGTTTCTGAACCAAATCTTCTAAGGTACTGCCGTCTATATGGTAAGCTGTTCTAAGGATGCGTGTCATAGCGATAACATCCGCTATTTCTTCAGTAAGATTTTCTAGATACTTAGGGTCCTCTTCAGTCCCATGTCTTAACACTTTGGAGCAAGCACGAATTAATTCACCACATTCTTCCATAGTAATTACTAATTGTTTCAACTTATTCAATTCCATTCGTGTATTCCATTAGTTCGTCAAACCCTCCGATACATACATCATCTACAAAAATCTGAGGAAAGGTTTTAAATTTAACCTTTTCCCAGAGTTCCATAATAGTGTAGTGATCGTCCAAGTGATAATATTTATAGTCTAGCTTGAGGGTTTTACATACGTTCTGTGCTTCTACACAATAGTTGCAATCCATCTTTCCATAAATTTCTATCACAGATTTTTAGCCTTATAAAAATTAATGTGGTCTGTCCAACCCTGAAAGGATTGCCGAATATGACACCAGAACTGCCCGTTGTAGGGAGGCTGGTTAATATCTTTGGGGAAGTTTAAGTTTGTTTGTTTCATTTACTTTTCCTTATTGTTGTATAAAAATATCGTCTCGCATCATTCTAGAATGTAGAGTGTAATTAAATTCATTTTTCATCCAGTCTCGAAAAGCTTGTGAGCCATTTCTATCTCCAGGAAATTCGTGGATTAAACCATTATTTTCTGCCACTATTAAGGGGGAACACCTCTCAATAGTATCTCTAGCTCCTTCAAGAGCTTTTACTTCAAACCCTTCTACATCTAACCACAACAAGTCTACTTCTTCTAGAGTTAACCCGTCTAGATCTATCACCTGTAGGTCTCCAGCCATATCCTCTTGAATTTGTGTGGCACCACAATTTCCCTCTAAACTACGGACAAGACTTGCTTGCATACTTCCAGTTCCTAAAGCCCCCAAGTGACTGTATATATTATCGGTCTCTATAATATTTCTTTCTAGGCATTCCATATTAGAGGGAATTGGCTCAAAAGTATGTACTTCTCTAAAATATTTACTTAGATAAAAAGGAAATACTCCTACATTTCCCCCTGCCTGAACACAAACTCTTGTATTCTCAAGCAGGTTAAGGATAGTCTCTCCTTTTATCCACCATTCGTTTAGTATGTCTTTTATTCCTGTAGTTTCAGAAGAAGGAACCCACCAGCCCTTAATAGTTTTCATGTATTTCCAGAATAAAGTTTTCGCTAATCCTATTATCATTTTTAAAGACCCAACTAACCTTACCGTAATTACTTAATAAGGTTTCCCAGTCTTTATATTCTTTTATATTTATGTGTAAATTATTGCCTTTATGAAAGCTAGGGGTGTTGCTTATAGCGAAATAAATGAACCGCTTGGACACTCTGCACAGCTCCTCAATAATTTCCTCAGTTTGTTCCGGTAGATAATGTTCCATTGCATCTAGATTAGTTACTAGATCGAACGAATTGTCTTCAAAAGGTAATTCATTGCTCCAAGCAAAAAATACTTTGCCCTCTACAAGCAAGTCAGTAACTATTTCCGTGCCTATACTCTCTATACCTCTAGCCCTCATTGAATCAATCAACTCCCCCCTGCCTGTACTGACATCCAAGTGAGTGAATATTTTTTCTTTTTCCTCTATAAAAGCTATACATTTTTCAGCTGTTCTTTTTCTTGCTAATCCCATTTTATATGCGGGGTCTGTATAAGATATTTTATATTTTAGTTGTTCTATTTCTTGCTTATTCATTAATTGTCGCTTTTAGCCTCCTAGAGGCTTGTGTGTGATATATAATTGGATTTGGCAACTCTTGATGTCTTGATACTCCCAACCAATCTTTAGGTAGGATTTGATATTGATGTTTATTACTTTCTATTACGTGCTGCAAAGTGACCTGGTCCCACACTTCAGGATTAGCCTCTTGAATATTTCTCCACTCTAGTAGTATTTTAAAAGAGGTGGTTGTTTGGGGCAGATATATTGTTCCACTTGCTAACTGTCTATCCCAATCTCCTGTTTTGTAGTTTAGAAAACAGAAACCTGGTAATGTAGGATCTGGTATTTCCTCTAAAGGTCTACATAGTCTAGCATCAATATCTACATATAGTATAGGGTCCTCGAAATTAAGTAAGGCAGATAAAAGAACTTGGGATTTCATAGCACAGTTTAGCTCCCAAGAACCTTTGTTTTCTAGAGGAAATAGAGCTGTCTTGCAGGAAGAAAAACTATCTTTCCAAATTTCAGCTTCTTTTTCATATTCCGTATCTTTAGTATAAAAAGCTACTACTCTCACTTATTTAATTCCTCTTGTAAGTTACCATTTCTAAATGTTGTTAGTGCACTCTCTGGAGTACAATTTACTACTAGCTCTTTTATAGAAGGCTGTATACTGTTATAAGCCAACTTAAATTTATTATAATCACTACTTCTATCAACTCCAGGAGGATGATTACCAAAATAATGTTTTTTAGAGTCTACCAATCTCATATTATATCCCACTAATATAAATTTGCTACATCCCATTAGAAATGCAAGATTAAGCTGCTGATACCCTGAATTGCTGCCGAAATGAATTAAATTTGAGTCTAAACTTAAACCTTTCGCTGTTTGTCCTGCTATATAATTTACTTTGAACTCTTCTGCTGATCTCTTACATTGAGTCCACGAGTTAGGATACTTGTCTACTACTTTAGTCCCGTGAAAATTCCACCAAGTTGTATCACATGCGTAATGTTCGTCTAGATAATCCACTACTGCGTAAGTGTCATTACACCCGAAGACAGCAAACTTATCCTTATACGGCCTTATTGTATCTATAACTTCTTCAGTAAGAGAAGGGCCTGTAGCCATAAGAATGGCGGGTTTGTTACGATACTTTAAAGGTATTTTCATAGATAAAAAAGCCGGACATTTCTGCCCGGCTTACCGTTTCTAAGCGGAAGCGTAGCTTACAGCCATATATGCTAGTGGTGCTGTTACGCACACTACAATTTGAAATACAGCCTCAAGTACACCCCACTTTTCTTTTACGAAGTTCTTCATTGAATCTCCAAGTTACCCAATAGGTATTGATGTGGGCTTACTAGAGGGCGAATACGATAGGTCTATCGTTAACATTCCGTTTTCCATGGAAGCAGAAGAGACCTCTAAGGTATTGTCAAGCTTTAGATGCTTCTCGAAACTTTTTCCTGATATACCTTTGTGCACCCAGCCTCTACCTTCGTTATTCTCTTTTTTCTCACCTTTAATGGTAAGAACATTTTTGTGAACGTTCACTGAAATTTGGTTTTTGTTCCATCCTGGAACGGCTACTTCAACTACGTAGCCATGTTCTACTTTTTCAATGTTATAACGAGGGTACTCTGGTGCCTGTTGAGTATATAACGGGCTGTTAATTAAATTGTCGAAACCGACAAAGAATTTTTCTAGATTTACTGCATTCATAAGTTTTCTCCTTTTAAGAAAGATGAACTTGCCCCTTTCGGAAGCGTAACAATCGTTTTAATTTACGGATTTTGAAAAAGACACAGTTAGACTGGTATCAATTTCAGGGTATATTATATCACCTACACCAAATTGTGTCAAGAAACTTTTTTGCTCAAGTGACAGGAAAAAAAGTTCTTGACATAAAAGCCTTAACATCGTATAATATACACTTAATCAGAGGAGATTGTATGAAAGTAAACCTAGTTTGGATTACCCCCGAAGCCATGAAAGTCATCGCCTATTGTGCGAGAGTTAGTAATCCTGCAAATCAAGACAATGAGAGAACAGCCCCGAAGTTGTTGAAGTACCTTAAAAAAGAAGCACACTTCAGCCCATTCGAAATGGCAAGTGCTTGCATTGAAATCGAGACTACGAGAGACATTGCTCGCCAGATTCTGCGGCATCGCTCTTTTAGTTTTCAGGAATTTAGTCAACGCTATGCAGACCCTACTCAAGCATTAGATTTCTCTACGAGAGAGGCTAGACTGCAAGACCCACGTAACCGACAGAATAGTATTCCTGCGGATAATGATGGGCTAGAAATTGCTTGGCACGCTAAACAGAGAGAAGTAATCGATGTCTCTACTGAAGCCTATAAATGGGCTATAAGTATGGGTATTGCAAAAGAACAGGCGAGGGCAGTATTGCCCGAGGGTAACACTCATTCTCGATTATATATGACTGGCACACTTCGTTCGTGGATGCACTTCTGCGACCTACGAGGGGGGAACGGCACTCAGAAAGAGTGTTCAGAAATTGCAGTAGCCTGCAAAGAGATTCTCTGCCAAAACGGTGGAGACGTCTGGGGAGACTCATGAAACGTATTAGAAATATAATTTTAACTGTAGCAATTCTAGCTGGATTGTTATATACTAACTGGCAAAGCAGTATGATGCTTGTCAAACACCCTGAAATGTATCAAGGAAATCCTTACTTATGAATGATGTTTGGAATGGAGAGTCAAGAGGAAACAGTGATGTTATGCAAGAGCGCATACGAATCTGGCACAGAGACCGCAATTTGATTGATGGCAGTACTGATAAAGACCAGTTCTGCAAGCTGATTCAAGAGTGCGGAGAACTGTCAGACAATATGTGCAAAGGCAGAGACATGAAAGATGACATTGGCGATATTATGGTTGTGCTTATTAATATTATGGAACGTAATGGATACTCTATGATGGATTGTCTAGAGACTGCCTGGATTGATATTAAAGATCGCAAAGGAAAGATGGTTGATGGCATATTTATAAAAGAAGGTGACAACAATGTATGATAGAAGAAAAAAAGCTCGTCTTGAGTTCGCAGACCAAAATAACGGAATGACTATGATGAATACCATAGTCCCGGGAGTTATTCTTATGATAGTTTTTTGTGCTATAATGGGGTTGACTCTTAGCACATTGCTGTGAAGCTTGTTGAGGCATTGAGAAACGGCAATGTCAATATCACTTATGAAAGTTTAAATAGCGGAAAAGAGATTACAAAAACATATACTTTGAAAACTATATTTAAAGTAAATGTTAGTCTCAAATCAGATAAACTTATTGCTTACGATGTAGAAGCAAAGGAATGGGAAGACATAGAAAGGTCCAGCATTAAAAAATGGAGTATAAATGAACAGAGAAGAAGTATTTAACCAGCTAAAGGAGGACGAAGGTGTCAAGTATGAAATCTATAATGACCATCTTGGCCTGGCTACTTTTGGTGTTGGTCATCTTGTTATTGAGAGCGATTCGGAATTTGGTTCGCCCTTGGGTACGTCGGTATCAGAAGAGCGAGTTTGGGAAGCGTTTGAAAAGGATTTGGATACGTCTATTGATGAGTGCGAAGTTCTTTTTGGCCCCAAATGGCATGACTTTCCTGGAGAAGTTCAAGAAATTGTGGTAAACATGATGTTCAATATGGGGCGTCCTCGTTTGTCAAAGTTTAAGAACTTCTGTGCTGCACTAGAGGAAGGCGATTGGCCGAAGGCTGCTGTCGAAGGACGAGACTCGCGCTGGCATAAGCAAGTGACGAATCGTGCGGAACGCCTCATGGTACGACTAGAAAATGTATCTTAAACTCATACTTGTTCTAGGTGTAGTCGGAGCTGCTGGCGGTGCATACGCGTATCACCAAGTTACTGTTGCGAAGTTAGAGAATGCGGTTATTCAGTTAGAGGCTAATAACCGTACTCTTAAAGAGAACAACAATGTATTACAGGTAGCGGCCGAAAACAATGCGACGAAGGTCGCGGAACTAGAGGCTAGAAGAGAGGAACAGCAGGCTCAGGTAACTGAACTTACTGCTGTAACAGCCTCTTTACAAGCGGAGAAGTCTAGGTTTATGAAAGTATTTAAAGACCACAATCTTACTCGCCTCGCAAGAGCAAAGCCTGGCTTAATTGAAAAAAGAGTAAATAAAGCCACCGCTAGTATCTTTAGAACAATAGAGGAAGAGTCAAAGGAGGTTGAAAATGCGGACGATTAGTATAGCATCATTACTACTTGTTAGTGGATGTTCTTGGTTTGGCGGTAAAGACATGCCAGCACCATACGTAATGCCGGAGCCTGTTGTAATTACTAAAATAGAGACAGTTCCTATTCGTATTTATCAGCCCCCTCTACCTCGTGAAATAGACATGCTCGATGTTAACTTCTGGATAATCACTGAAGAAAACTATCAGGAGAAACGAGCAGAGATTGAAAAGATGCTTGATGGACAGTTTGTAGTATTTGCTCTGACGCCAGACGGGTACGAGAAGATGTCCGAAAATTTACAAGAGTTACGCAGATACTTTAAAGAAACAAAAGAAATTATTCTATACTATAAAAAGGCCACTACTTATGAGACTGAAACAGAAGATCAATCACAGAATGGACAAGCTCCAGGAGATGATGGAAAGCAATCAACACCTGGAGAATGAAGAAGCGGCCTATGATCTTACCCTAGAAGTAAGTAAGTTTTGGTCTGTATTAGATGAAGCTGATAAAGATTACATACAAATGTGTCAAATGGCTATTGAAGAACAAAAGGAGTGGAATGTATGAGTGCGTGGGAGAAACAAGTTGGTGGAGACCACTACAAGAAATATAAGATTCA